AAAAAATGCTAATATTTTTTGATTTTTATTAATAATTACAATCGTTTTTTCTTCTGGGTCAAACCCTATAACATTGTTGACATCATAATAATTATCCCAAACAACACGTTGTTGTCCATTTCTGTCTAATAATAGGTCTCTAATTTGTTTACCATCATATAAATAAAATCCAAATTTATTAAACCAAGCAATAAATCCTTCACCTCTTAATACATGATAATCTCTTTCACAACCTTTGTACTCTAGTGTTGCCTCTAAAAATTCTATATCTCTTGCAATATTTATAATATATAAATGATTGCGTTTAAACTCTAATAACTTGCTACCTAACGACTCTAATGCTACAATGTCATCACCGTCATTAATTTCTACATCTATTCTATTTTCAAATGTAAATGTATCAAAAGCATTCAAGTTTGATTTAAATATTGTATCATTAGCACGTTTTAAATCTTTTGTAATAGGGTCAGTATAACTAACATTACCAATATATAGCCTACGATTTGCAACAGTGCTTGTTTTATAACCAGTACCATATGCACCCATAATATATGTTTCTACATCAATATAAGGCTCTGCTGATACATTTTCTGGTTTATCTTTTAAATCTATATTGCCCAATATAATATGTACATCAGAAATAGTACCCGCTACTCCATATAATAACGACTGAGTTGTTTGGGGATATACATAAATAGACTTACCAGTTGTAGTATGTATTACTGGGTCTGCGTTGTAATATTCATCTCCACCAGCATATCGTATACCTTTTCTAAAATCTATTTCAAACAATAAATATTTAATTTTGTTTTTATTATAATCTTCTCCAGGAGATGTTTGAGTAGTGTCGTCTAAGCTATAATTAGACTTAACTTCATTGTAATATAATTTTACACTTTTAATATTTGATTTATTAGGTACTTTACCCCATATACTTGCATGTATAGATTGATTTGCCTTGCTGCTTTCAAGCCTAGTTTCAAATTTTAATGGACTACGTTGATTGTCTAAATAAACTACTTCACTAAATATGTTTACCAAACTATCTGTAGTTGTAAAAAATGTTCCAGAGTCGTCATCTGGTAAAATATTAGTATTGTCATATGGTCTTGTTCCAACCCAAAATGCTATATTAATAGCACCTCTAGATGAATCTGCACCAACACCATCTACTACATAAAAAGGATTAACACCACTTTGAGTTACAGGTATACTATGCACTTCACCCCAAGTTGTATAATGTACAAAATTAATACTATTACCGTTAGCAGCTCCGCTAGTTCCCCATACACCTCTATCTACATTAATTACATTATTTGAATTGTCTACAGATGTTACGTGTAAATATTCATTACCTGCTAATAAAAGGTCTCCTATTTTAAAAATACTAGCATCTGTTACTGTTATGTCAGTTTCGTTTGTATCTAAAGCTTCATTAATGTCAACTCCACTATCAGTAAAAAAAGTAGTAGTACCAGTATTTAAATTCCATACTTTTACTTCATTTTCTGTCACTTCTGGTAATTCTGTATCTAATTTTTTCCAACCTACTTCTGATTGCAGTAAGTCATAATCACTAGAAGCTTTTAACACTTTTGAGCCTGAAGCATATATAGACATACCACCAAAAGCATTAAATTGTATTTCAGTACTAGTAACACCTGTTAAAGTTACTGGATTGCTTGTAAATGTATTACCAGAAGTGTATTCAAACTTTACAATATCTCCAACAGCAAAGTCACTACTTTCATCAGTGCTTGTTGTTTCTGCTGATGTAGAACCTTCTATTACACTTGTTTCTAAAGTAAATCCAGTATCTTCAAATAATGAACTGTTAGTATCAGCACCCATATAATAATTCTCATTTACATATTGTAATTTTATAGGTTTATTTGTTTCTGTAAAATCTTTAGGTGTAATTCTCACAGTTCCATCAACAGCATTATAATCTACCTCAGACCAAGTGTCTCCATAAGTTATATCTGTTCTAGATGAATAAGTAAGTTTATTAGTCACAGTGCCATTTACAGTTTTATTTAACTCAAACGGTTTTACTATCGGTGCATTGCTTGTACCTGAATCAGTGTTAACAAATAATATTTCATTATTCTCAACAACTCCACTTGTGTCATCAATGTCGTAGTCTGCATTAAAATGAAATACACCATTTCCATATTTTACTCCTGTTGCAGTATCTGCTGTTATACTGGTAGTAAAATCATTTACAGCTCCCATAACTTTTAACTTACCAGGAGTTTCTATAGATAAACTATCTAAGTCTTGAAATTGATTATCTTCAATATCACGAGAATTAGTCTTGCTGTTTAATCCGCCACTATAATTTGATATGTTTAATATTCCCTTTGCCACGAAGGTTTATCCTTTTTGTTTTTTTACTACTTAAATTAAACTTTCTTCTAGTAGAGTTCATAGATACACCAGTAGATGATTTGGATACGTCTTTACTTGTTACCATCTATCATCTCTCCCCATAAGGTTGTTTTACCATCAGTTATCTCTACTACTTCTACTTTAAACTCACCATTGTCAAACCAGTCAACAATAGCAAATGCGTGACCCCAGTTATGCAGTCTACCCTTTAACCACTTGTTATTCTCATGTGACATATCTTTTAAACATCCCATAGACCAAGCACCAATGTTGCCATCAAACTTTGTCATAGTATGTCGTTGTATGTCGTGGGTATGTCCATACATAACATTCTCACCATACGACTCTAAATGTTTCTTAGCATGATACGTAGTCGCATACGCACCATGAAAGAATACCAACTTACCTACTTGGATTGGTAAGTTGTATTCTGTGTATTTGTATCCTCTTTCTTTGATTTTACATGCTTTAAAAAAACTGTAATCACTAAGATAAGGGTACTTACTAGAAAAATTATCCAACCAGAGGTCGTGGTTACCTTGGAGTAAATACTTTTCTTTACATCCAACTTTTTTAAGTACTTCATCCCACTCGTCTAATCCTTCATTTACTAGTCTTATATCTTCATCTACTAAAGGTAGTTGAAACTCTAAAGGTGGTAGTTTTTTATCCTTGTACTTCCAAGCAGAACAAGATTCCCATTCTCCAACATCTCCTAAGTTTACAAATACCTTAGGTTTAACTTTGAGTATTGCTTTCTTAACACATTCTACTGCAGCTCTATCTTCTAATGGATAATGCTGGTCAGGTATTACGATACCACGTTTTTTGAGTTTCAATGAAACCTCCTATTTTAATGCTTTTTTAATTTCTGCAAACAATTTATCATCTAACTTGTTTGAAGACTTAGATACTAAGTATTCACCTAATGTAAGTACAATAGATTTAAGTACTTTTTCAGTTCCTAGCTTAGTAAGTAACTTTCCTAAAATTGGTCCCATTATTTTACCTCACAATCTTTTTCGCAAGCTTCAAGGCCTTTCATATATCCCTGATGCTCTACTATCATTTGTTTAATCTCACCTAACCTTGCGTTAGCTTCTTGTATATCCCTAGCAAGTTCATTGTGCTGTTCAACTAATGTTTGCATTTTAGTCTCAGCTTCTTTTCTAAGGTCTACTTTTTTTTCTTTTGCCATTCCTGGTCTCCTATTTAGTTATCTATACCTTGCAGTTTTCTTTGCAATCTTTTTAGGCTGTGCAACGTATTGCTTGCCCTTTCTATTGCCTTTTGCTTTAGCTCTATTAGTAGCAGCTTTTTCACCTTTGGACAATGCTTTCCAAGCAGCATCAGGTAAATATCTTTTTTTACCTTTGCTTGGTTTGCCATCTGAAGTTCTCCACTTTTGTTGAGTCCATCGTTTAAGACTTTTCTGTGACTTCTTCATTGGCATTATCTATATCCCCCTCCTGCTGCTTTATACTTTCTGGCTAATAGTTGTGCTTTTCTAGCAGACCATTGTCCAGGTTTACCGCCTTTACTACCAGCTTTTATTTGTTGAAATAAACGCTTACGCATTGCAGGCTTTGTATAATTACCAGCTTCGTTAACTCTACTTTTTCTTTTTGCCATAACTCATTTTCTTGCCAACTTTCTTGGCATATGCTTTTGCTTTTTTCTTTCCTGCTGCTGTATAAGCAAACTTCTTTTTTCCTACTTTAGGCATAATAACTCCCTACCATTTAACCTTATTCGCCCAATATGCTGCAGACATTTTGCCTTTAGCTATATTCTTAGCGTGTCTTGCTTTAAAACTTTTTCTTCTAGCTTTCTGTGCAGATGTTTTAGGAGCTTTACCAGCACCACTAACGCCTTGTTGACCAAAACGTATAGTCTTTACCTTATCTCCAACT